GATTAATAGGTTCAGGCAAAGACACAATTGCTGATCAACTGGTACAAAATTATTCATTTAAGAAATTATCTTTTGCAGACAAACTAAAAGACAGTGTGGCAAGTATGTTTGATTGGGACAGAGAATTACTGGATGGTAAAACTAAAGAATCAAGGGATTGGCGTGAGCAAGAAGACAAGTTCTGGAGTAAAGAGACGGGCCAATCGATTACTCCAAGATTTGTGCTACAAAAATTTGGCACAGAATGTATGAGAGAAGGTTTTTATGATGGTATCTGGGTGAGCTTAACTAAGAAAAAGATCCTGGACAATCCTGACGTTAAATGGGTTATTCCAGATGTGCGGTTCGAAAACGAAGCAAAAATGATTAAAGAAATTGGCGGTGAAGTATGGTGGGTAAAAAGAGGTCAATTACCTATGTGGTTTAGAATGTATCAAGACATAGGACAAACACCCAAAGACATTCATCCATCAGAATGGGCATGGGCCAATGTAAGTTTCAACAAAGTTTTTGAAAATAACAGCACAATAGATGCTCTTAGAAATCAGGTACAAGGTCACCTTGCTTCCAAATTACCCCTTCAAGATGCAATATCCTTTGACAGTTAGCACACACTGTTTTTAAATTTTTAAACGAGCAATTATTAAGATTTCCATCAATATGATATACATTAAATTGTTCAATGTGTTTACTGGTGTGTCCGCATTTATCACAATTTTTTTTAGTTCTGTATCCTGCTAACCACCATTTTGGCCACCCTTTAGCACCTGCTTTTTGTTTAGTACACACACCACATTTTTGTCTGTAGAAAACTTTTCCTGCTTTATGATAATTAATAGCACAAGGCTTTTGTTTACAAACAATACAAAGTGGTCTCATATACACTATTTACCTAGCCTTTTTGAGACCTTTTAAAAGCACTAAAGAGCCTGTGATTTAGGTTTTCTTTATAAATACACAAGACAAAGAAATTAGGAGATTTTAAAATGGCATTAGTTTCACCAGGAGTACAAGTTAGCGTAATAGACGAAAGTTTCTACACGCCAGCAGAACCGGGCACAGTCCCAATGATATTTGTTGCTTCGGCACAAGACAAAACAAACAGTTCCGGCACAGGAACAGCACAAGGTACAACAGCCGCTAACGCAGGCAAAGTGTACTTGATGACTTCACAAAGAGAATTAGCAGAAACATTTGGTGATCCTACTTTTTACACAGATAACAACAACAATCCATTGCATGGTAACGAATTAAACGAATATGGTTTACAAGCGGCTTACTCATATTTAGGTATAGCCAACAGAGCATATGTTGTTAGAGCAGATGTTGACCTAGGAGAATTACAAGCCTCATCAACAGTTCCAAGTGCTAATCCACCAGCAGGTACATACTGGTTAGACACATCAATCACTTCTTGGGGAGTTTTAGAATGGAACGGACAAGGCAAAACAAACGGTGGACAAATTTTTATATCGAAAACACCTTTAGTAATCACAAGTTCAACTGATATTTCCAACAACAAGCCTAAAGGCAGTATTGGCCAAATTGGTGATTATGCCATTGACGCCACAACAACATCAAACGAATTATTCTATAAAGATTCGGATGGTACATGGCAGTTGGTTGGTTCGACAGCATGGACAGGATCAGTTGCAACAGCAGTTGGTACAGTTGCTAATCCAACAACATCTGGCTTAACAATGGACATTAATGGCTCAACAGCAACTGGCGGTTTAGATCTTAATGCCACAGTGGTTGCAATTAATGGATTAGGCATTGCAGGAGTCACTGCAAAAAATATAAACAATTTTTTAGTGCTTTACAATGATGGCAGTTCAACTGATGGAATCACAATTGAAGAGGGCAGTGGACTTGCGGCGGCAGTTGGTTTAGGCACTGTGAAATACAATATACCTAAAGTTTCAACCGGCCCACACACATCAGTTCCTCAATGGAAAGGTGTTCAAGGCACAGATGCTTCAGCACAACACAGTGGTTCAGTTTGGATCAAAACAACAGAACCAAATGCGGGTGCAAGAATTAGAGTTAAAAAATTCAATGGCGCTACAAACTTGTGGGAAGAAATTTCTGCACCAGTTTATGCAAAATCAGACACTGAATCAGGTGCAACATTGGCATTATACGGATTAGACAGAGCAGGCGGTGGAATAAATCTTGCTGTTGGTGATTTGTATGTAAATGCATCAAATGGTACAGATCAAGCAGACTACAAAATTTTCAGAAGAGAAAATTCAGGCTCATCAAAAGCAACAGGTGGTATTATTGGGGCAAGTGGTGTTGCCGCTTCAACTTACAGTATTTCAGTAACACAAACTGAAAAAGGAAAAAACACAACCACAACTGCAACTGTTTCAATCACAACAACAGGTGCTAATACTGATGCAGATGCAATTGCTGATGCAATTAATTCCCAAGGGCTTTTAACAAAAATTAAAGCAACTGTTGATAGTTTAAACAGAGTGGTAATTGAACACACAGAAGGTGGAGATATCAACATTACTGACACCAATGGCATTATGCCATTAGCAGGTTTCAGTACTACCTCAACTGCTAACTTCTATTTTGAAGCAGGCACAGACGGTGCTACAGATCCATCACAGTACACAATTTCGAACTGGAAAGTTTTATCATACACAGCCAGCGATAATGCAGTGACTTCATTGGCATCAGATGGACAAATGTGGTACTCATCAACAATTGATGAAGTGGACATTATGGCTCATGATGGTTCAACTTGGGTGGGTTATAAAACTGCTTATCCATCAACAGATGCATTAGGACCAACAGTTTCAGCAACTGCACCAGACACACAACAAGATGGTACAAGTGCTTTGGTTGATAATGACATTTGGATTTCTACAGCAGATTTAGAAAACTATCCTAAGATTTACAAGTATGACACAACTATTCAAGGTCCAGTGGACACAAGATGGGTAGCAGTGGACACAACTGACCAAACAACTGAAGAAGGTATTTTATTTGCAGACGCAAGATACGGAACTTCAGGTGCAACAGGTGGCACAGAAGCAACCATCGAAGCATTACTTACAAGCCCTTACTTAGACCCAGACGCTCCAGATCCAGCACTATACCCACAAGGTATGTTGTTGTGGAACTTGAGACGTTCAGGTTTTAATGTTAGAAAATTTGTTAGAAACTACATTGACACAACTGCTGACAACAAGAGAGCAAACGATGAAGCAATGACTTTATACTATCCACACAGATGGGTAACTGAATCAGGCAACCAAGCAGACGGTTCAGGTTCGTTTGGAAGAAAAGCTCAACGTAAAGTTGTGGTACAAGCATTACAAGCCACTCTAAATTCTAATCAAGAAATCAGAGATGATGAATCTAGATTATTCAACGTGATGGCAACACCGGGTTATGCAGAACTGATTGGTGAAATGGTTTCATTAAATTACGACAGAGGATTAAGTGCTTTTGTGGTAGGTGATACTCCATTTAGATTAACACCAGATGCAACAACAATTGGTGATTATGTAAACAATGTTAACCTTGCATTAGAAGACAATGACTTAGGTTTAGTTACTAGTGACGAATATTTGGGTGTATTTTATCCATCAGGATTCACAAGTGACAACTTTGGAAACAATGTTGTTGTTCCACCAAGTCACATGATGTTGAGAACAATTGCTTTAAGTGATCAAGTTTCTTTCCCATGGTTTGCTCCAGCAGGAACAAGAAGAGGTGGAATCACAAATGCAACGTCAACAGGTTACGTAAACAGCGAAGGCGAGTTTGTGGCAGTATCTTTAAACGAAGGTCAAAGAGACACACTTTATGCTGGTAATGTAAACCCAATCACGTTCATAACAGGTGCTGGTTTAGTCAACTACGGACAAAAAACTAGAGCGGCGGCGGCAAGTTCATTAGATAGAATCAATGTTGCAAGACTTGTGATTTACCTAAGAAGTCAATTAAATAAATTGGCGAGACCTTATGTTTTTGAACCAAATGATAAAACTACTAGAGATGAAATTAAAGCTCAAGCAGAAAGTTTAATGTTAGAATTGGTTGGTAACAGAGCAGTTTATGACTTCCTAGTTGTGTGTGACGAAACAAACAACACACCTGCTAGAATAGACAGAAATGAATTGTATTTAGATATTGCAATTGAGCCAGTCAAAGCAGTGGAATTCATTTATGTTCCATTAAGACTTAAAAACACTGGTGAAATATCAGGGTTATAATAGGATAAATAATTAGGAGAACGAAAAATGAGTATTTCTACACTATCAAAAATCACAGTACCTTTAGATAGCAATCAATCTGCATCTAATCAAGGTCTGTTGATGCCTAAATTACAATACCGTTTTAGAGTGTCATTAGAAAACTTTGGAGTTTCTACTCCAACAACTGAGTTAACAAAACAAGTGCAAGATGTAACAAGACCTAATCTATCATTTGAAAACACAACAATTGACGTTTACAACAGTAAAGTTTACCTAGCGGGTAAACACACATGGGAACCAATCACACTTACATTAAGAGAAGACGTAAACAACAACGTACAAAAACTTGTTGGTGAACAGTTACAAAAACAATTTGATTTCTTTGAACAATCAGCGGCGGCTTCAGGTGCTGACTACAAATTTGTTACTAGAATTGAAATCACTGATGGTGCTAATGGTGCCAACACAGTGGGAATTTTGGAAACATTTGAATTGTACGGTTGCTATGTTGAATCAGCAAACTACAACACATTGGCTTACAATTCAAGTGAGCCAGTAACGGTTACATTGGCAATTAGATATGACAATGCAATCCAAACACCTCAAGGTACGGGAGTAGGTACAGCAGTTGGTAGAACAGTGAATACACTAATTACCGGCGGCGGTGCGTAATTTTCGTAAGCATTTATAAATTTAGAAAGGGGGCTAAGGCCCCTTTTTTATTCTGTGATCCACCATTTTTACAATACATAAATACAGTATATGGCAAATATTCTTACACCATTTTTAGATAACTTAAAAAGCGGAGTCCTAGAACCAAAAGGAAATCTAGGCGATTTTGCTCATGCGGCTAGATTGTATGTGGATGATAGTTTTAGATTAGCACCTAAATCAAAATTTTTATATCATTGTGTATTCAATATCAATCAAAACGTACTGGACAGAATGATAGCAAACTCTCCATCACACCCTAATGGGTCTAGTATTTTTAAAACTTTGAGTAATTTTAAAAACAAACATCAAAATGAATTAAACATGTTGGTTAAAAATGTTGACTTACCTAAATACTCAATAGAAACAGTGGTTGCCCAACAATACAACAAAAAAAGAAAATTACACACAAAAATTTCATATGATCCAATAACTATGGTGTTCCATGATGACAACTACGGTGTGTCCACAGCACTATGGGAAATGTATTATAGATATTATTTTAGAGATGGATGGTATGGACAAGATGAATCGGCCAAAAGATCACCAGAAGCATTTTTAAATACTTCAGGCAGTGTCGACTCACAAGCATCACCATTCAGTAGATCATTAGCCTATAACAGTCCTTTTGATTTTAGAAAATTTAGATTTGGTTTGGACAATGATACACACGAAGCATTTTTCGATAGCATTCAAATCTTTCAAATGAGCAGAAAACGATACACCATGTATCATTTGGTTAATCCAATCATCACGCAATGGCAACACGATACTCTGAACAATGAAAGCAGTGAGCCTGTGGCCAACAACATGGTGATAGAATATGAATCTGTTTTTTATGGCAGAGGTGCTGTGTCGGAAGGCACACCTAAAGGATTTGCGGAACAACACTATGATCAAACACCATCTCCTAATTCATTAGCAGGTGGAGGAACAACCAGTTTGCTGGGAACAGGCGGTGTGGGCAGTTTTATCGGCAGTTTCTTTGGAGGACAAGGAGGACCTAACACAGATATATCTGGTGGAGAAACTGGCAGAAGCGGATTTAATCTTGGGACAATATTAAGAGGAGCAAACGCCATTAAAAATGCAAAGAACTTATCTAAAGCAGGTTTGGCACAAGAAGGTTTCAACATTCTAAAAGGTGCCGTGGGAAGAATTGGTGGAACTGCAGATTCAAGTTACACACGCAGTGGAGGATTAGGATCCACAGTAATTGGCAGAAGTGCTAGTAAATTTGGAAACACAGTTAAAGCATTTATCAGAAAGAAATAATACATGAGCAATTTACCAAAAACAAATACAGTAGAAAAAGACACAAAAAAGTTTTTTGAAAATTCAAACAAACCTGTCTTAACATTTCCTACAAATGATGTGGATGCAATGATTGGATATTTTCAATCAAGAGGTTTTTCTAAACAAAGCAGTATTTCAACTGCCACAGTTTTACTTACTCAAGCAAAAATAGATGGTGTAAATGCTTTTGAGTTAATAGATACTCTTAAAGGAATAGATGATGTAAAATTAAGTGGCATCGTAACAGAAATTTTAAATGCCAACAGATCAAAGATATCATCATTGGGTTACAAAGATACAACCCCAACCAATCGGACAGAAAAAAGAAACATAATCAAATAACATGTCTAAATTTGCACAGGGTAGATTCTCTATGAAGTATCCTGAAAAATATATTGGCGGAAAAACTCCATTGTACAGAAGCAGTTGGGAATTTGCTTTTATGAGATTTTGTGACGAAAGTCCCAGCATCGCAAAATGGGCTAGTGAATCAATCAAGATTCCATACAAGCATCCATTGACTGGAAAATTTTCTGTTTATGTACCTGATTTTTTTATTGCTTATGCAGACAAAAACGGCAAGCAACATGCTGATGTTATAGAAATAAAACCAGAAAATCAAACTAAATTAGAAAGTGTTGGAAAAAACAAATACAATCAATCTCAATTGATAATCAATCATGCTAAATGGAAGTCTGCTGTCTTTTG